TCCTGTGGTCAGATGTGTATAAGAGACAGGTGTACGGGTCGCGCAGCGTACGCACGCCAATCCGGTCGGTGATCACGTACCCCCTGCGGAAATCTCCGAAAGCAATTGGGAAGGTCCCAGCGCCAATGTCGGGCATGTTGTCATCTTCGCGGAGAGGATAGCCCATCAGCACGGAGGGCTGGCCGGCCTGCAGTCCCGGCTGCCAGAGGTAATTGCCCTCGCCATCCTTGAACTTACGGATGTTGGCAACCGTGAGGCCGTTCATCAGGAAGGCTGCGTTCTGCCGATATCCAGCTTTCAACGAATGGATGAGGTCGATAAGCTTGTCCGGATTTGTGAACGTGGAGGCTGCGGCGGAGGCGATATAGCCCAGCTTTCCCCATGCATAAGAAGCGTTGGCGATGGTGGTGTAGGACAGGATCCCGCGTGGTTTTTTTACGCCGTTCCCGGTAATGAAAGATGCGCCCTCTTCCTCCGAAAACTCAATACCCACCTCATCTGCCAACCACGATTCAACGTTGAACGCTGAGTCATCAAGAAGATCTTGAGTGGTGAACGGGAAGGCGTAAATAGCGCCGGTCGGGTATGCCAGCTCTTTCAGGCTGGGTGTGCCGGTTTCGCCCCGGGTATCCTCTTCGCCAACCCATCCGGAGGTTGCACCGCCAGTATTGACAAACTTTTTGTACTCTTGCGAACCGACCGGGCGGATAGTGGCAATCTGCCGCATTACCGACATCATGCCCATGATACGCATGATTTCCGTGTCGATCTCGGTAGGGACAAAGTACCCGCCGTCCGGGTCGCTCTGCGTGGTCAACCCGGCCTTGATTTCCAGATCGGAAAGCCCGGCGGTAGCGTTCCGACGCGCGAAAGCATTAAACCCGGTGCGGTGAGCAGCGCGCGCCTGATCCTCTTCGCTTCCCCCGCCCAACTGTTGACGGTTCAAACGGGCCTCGATCTCGTCGCAGCGCTTATTGATGGCGGCTTGAGTTTCAGAAATGGCGGCGTTGATCTTGTCAACTTTCTCGTCCAGGAGCGGGTCAGCGTGGCCCTTGGCTTCAATCTGCTTCAGCCGCTCATCGTTGGCGGCTTTAAACTGCTCAAAAAGAGCTTTCAATTCTTCAAACATGGGTAAATCCTCCTATACGGTTAGAATTCTGCGTGCTTGGATAAGTTGCGACTGTTGGTTGCACCACTCTTTGAAACTTGACTCTTCCTCAGCATCCCGCTGAGGTGCGCCCTTGATAGCTGCAATGGCAGACTTGGCGGCCATCCTCGAAACCCCTGCATCCCGCAGGAGTTGCTCTATGTCGCGCTCGGTGCCGCCGGTTTTCCCGTAAAGGCTCAACACGTCACTCGGAACATTCTTGAAGGGGGAAAGGTCAAACTCTGCTTTTGTCCCTTCCTCCCCGGCTATCTCGTCAATGAACCCGTACTCCTTCGCCTTCTTCGGGGTAAGCCATGTTTCAGCCGCCATCATCTCCCGCATGTCGCGCTTGTTCATCCCGGTGGCTGCCGTGTACTCGTCAACGAGGATGGTGTCAACGTCGTCCAGCAGGTCGGCAAGTTTCCTGAAATCGGTGGCGTTGCCAACTCCAAGGCTCCATGCGAAATGAACCATTATCCGTGCGTTCTTTGCCATCACCCGGCGGTCGGCTGCCATGGGGATGAAGGACGATATGGAGGCGGCGAGAGAGTCGATATGAGCGGTGATCTTGGCCGGGTGCTCTTTCAGCGCGTTGAATATCGCCACCCCCTCGAACACGTCGCCGCCCCGGGAGTTGATGCGAAGGGATATTTCATTTGCTTTCAGCGCGAACAGTTCCGCCCGAAAGTCTTTGGCCGTTATGTCATACGCGCCGATGTCGCCATACATGACGATTTCCGCGTGCTCATCTTTGGCTTGAATGTCGTACCAGCGTGTAGCCATTGTTATTCCCTCCGGTCTGCTGCCCTTCCCCTGCGATGAACATATTTGACGGCTGCAGGAACTCATCAAGCCCATCCGCCCAATCCATGTTTTCCTTCGCCCGTACTTCATTCCTGTTGAGAAACCCGGCAAGAATGCCCCGGCTGTATGCCTCATACCGGCTCTTGATATCGCCGCGCATCAGGGCATCAACGTTGAACTCGAAGAAATATTCCCGCTGCTCGTTTTCGGTCAGGAGTTGGATGTTCAGCGCCTGTTCCCACCTGACGATAGGAGGCCCGATGCAGTCGGTGACGAACTCGATTGATTGCTGCTCGATGTTGCTGAAGGTGGCCCGGGTCAATTCCTGGATCTTGTGCAGTGGCATCCGGAAGAAACGTGCGACCTCTGGCACCTGGAACTGTCGCGTTTCCAGGTATTGGGCGTCATCGTGGGTCATTGACGTGCCTTGCCACTTCATCCCCTCTTCAAGAACTATTGTCTTGTGCGCGTTTTCACCGTTCGATTGAGCATCAAAGGATTCAGCTATCTTCCTTCCCGTATCTGCATCCTTGAAATGGTTTGGATAAAGAAGCAACCCCCCCATCTTCGCCCCGTTCTTGAACGACAGCGCCCCGAACTTCTCAGCCGCCAGCGATAGCCCGATGGTTTCCCGAGCGTAGGTGATCGGGGTAACTCCGGACCAGCCATTGAAGGTCATGCCGCAGAGGTGGAATATTTGATCCCGCCTGACATCCTGAAAATCTCCGCCCTTCATCTTCACGGCGAACTTCGGCTCAAGGCGGTCTTTGTCCAGTTCGATTCTCACATTGTCAGGGTGAAGAGGAATAAGCTCTGCTATCCTCCCCCCGCCCACGCGGTTGATGAATGCATAGCTGTTGCCCCGGAGGTCGTTGTGCGCGGTCAGCATTTCCTTGAAGTTGAAAACTGGCATGTACCCATTTGGCCGGAGGTGGAGTTTTGCATACAGCGGGTGGTCGGTAGCTTTTTCCTTTCCTTCCCTCATGCTCTTGTAAGTGCGGCGGTACAGGTTGACCGGGAGTTGTGCAATGGACTGAGCACGAACGGCAACGCAGGCGTACACGGCAGAAGCACGGAGGGCGGTTTCCGGAGTAACGGAGATACCCGTTGACGAACCCGCCCCGGCAAGAAGTTGCTTCAGTATCGAATCGCTGCCGATAGCTTCGGCCCTTGGCTGCATGAGTCGTTCAATCCAGCCCATCAGCGCCCCCTCACGATGTTGGTGAAGTTACGGGCTATGGACAGGATGAAGATGATTGAACCGATGATGATGAAGGCGAGAGGGGGAGAAAGGAGATAGAGCCCGTAGGCGAGAGATGATAGGCCAGCGGCGGCGGCAATGTCTTGGAAGGAGAAGCACGAAAAAAAGCGGACAATCCACGTAAGGATGGACAACCCGCTTTCCCTCGTCAGTCGGAGGATGTGGTTTACACGCTTGGTCATGTGGTCCTGGCTCCTGTTCGGGAGCAAAGGGGCTACACAGTTATGTAGAAAAGTTACTCAGATGTTTCGATAATATTTTCCGATAACAATTCTGTCAATTATTTTCTCCTAGAATGCTGTAATCAGCGCCGTCACAGTCGACCGCTTGGAAAATGTCTATCCTGCCGAGGGTGCCGATGCGGAATTGAAGGAGAATTGCGCACTTCTTCCGGCAGCGGATACCGGGGCGCTTGGCGGCGGCGCACTTTCCTTTTGCGTCTGGGCGGCAGGGGGAGCGGGTCAACTATCTATCCCTCAGATGGGGGTCGTTTCTAAGGTTCATAGCCAGAACTATCAATGCCTCTGCCAATTTATCGGCGGTATGGGGATGAGAGATGATAACTACGTGATGCCTGTCGTTGTCAAAACTCACCCTTAGTTCTTTTTCTCCACGAAAATCTGCCAAGTAAATATTTTCAATTTCGGCTATCATTGACTTCTCCTTTCATTGCTATTCCGGCGAGGTGAGGGGGCCAGACCATTCGGCCCCTTCCATGTCTGACACTGGACACCAGAAATCTTCGTCAACTTTGTAGCATATTCGGCCATCCCCCATATCCTCCACCTCTACCATTCTGGAGGATGGAACGCGAGGCAACCAGTTTGTTTTGCACCAGTACCACCCCGGCACCGTGGGCGGGTCGGTGGTCCATGCAGGGGCCGGATTTTGATACTGAAACTCTCTGGATATTCCATCTTTGAAACTGAACTTAAGCCTTAGCCCTTTTCGCTCTGAAATCACAATCGGATGTCCCATTAGTGCTGAAGGTTTTGTTTTTTCCAACGCAAGCTCGCATAGATAGTTTCCATTGTCGCAATGCATCCTACTTACTTTGTCATACGTCTCCTTATCCATTTCCCATGACATATGCGGCAGTTGATGATAAAAAAAGTCTACAATATCTGATGCTTTCATAATTTCTCCTTTCATATCGTCCTCAAAATATCCTGACCGGCGGCGGCTCGTTGGTCGTAGATGCTTTCCTGTGGTCCCTCGCTGCTGCTCACTCCGGTCGCCTGGATCGCCGCCACGATACCATCCACGCGCCCTGTGGCCTTGTCCTTGGCAACCTTTTTATTCCCGGCTGGATCTTGAGTGGTCACCGCGTTGGCCGCGCACCATGTCAGCACCGGGTTTCCATCGTGCCGGATGTCGGCATTCAGCAACATGGTCTCGAACTTGTCCAGAGCGGGTGACATTTCCTTGAACCCTTGCCCGAACGGAACCATCTGTATACCAGGGCCCGGCTGCTGCGGATTATAAACGCTCATGTCAATACCCTCGCGGGATGCCAGCATCATCAGGTCTTCTATCCGCCATCGGTCATAGGCCACGCACTGCAGGTCGTATTTTTCCGAATAGCCGGCGATTTCTATCAGGATTGCCAGCTTGTCAATTGCTCTCCCGGGCTGAGTCTTGAGGTATCCGGCATCCCGCCATGCGAGATATGGCACACGGTCATGGTCGGCTTTCTGTTTCAGCCCATCACCCGGCAGCCAGAATTTCACGACGAGACGCCACACCGGGTCATCTTCGATCGGTTCAAACATCAGCGCAAGGGCGGTCAAGTCCTGAGTTGATGAAAGGTCGAGACCTCCCCAGCAGCGCCGGCCAATCAACAGTGATTTGTCGACCGGCTCCCCCTCGCACTGCTTCCACACGTCATAACTGATCCACGGTGACGATGATTCGGTCCACACGCAGAAGTTAAGCCGCTTCACCACAGCCTCTTTCGAGGGCATACCCTGTGCCTCCCGTACCTGGCCCCGAATGTAATCAAAACCAGGGAGGGGGGAGGGAGCATCGAGGGAAGGATTGGCTTTCACCCAGCAAGATTCATCAGTAAGGAACCGATCATCCTTCATATCCTCTTCATCAAGAGCACAGATGAACGCAAAGAACTCGTCATTCTCCAGCGTCTGCGCGGCAATCTTCGCGCCCATCTCATGGTATTCCCAACATACGGAGGTCTTGTCATGGCCGGAGTTGGTGATCATTACATTGAGCGGCTGCTTCCGAAACTTGAAGCCGGCGCGGATCATCTCGATGACATCTCCGTTCGGGTGTTCGTGGATCTCGTCAAGGAGTCCCATGTGAGGGCGTGGCCCCGACTTCCCTTTGTTCTCGGAAGATATGACGCGCATAAAGGATGACTTGGCAGGATATGCAAGGTTCCAGCGGTTCTGACCGGTGCCAGAGGGGAGCAGTTTGTCACGGAGAAGGGGTGATTGATCGTACATGGCCAAGGCATCGTTAAACAGCACCTTTGCCTGATCCTTGTGCGTGGCCGCGCAGTATATCTCAGCGCGTTGCTCCTGGTCGGCAACGAGGCCCTTCATTCCGATGCCGGCACAAAGCGGCGACTTACCTGATCCCTTTGCCGTCTCAATGTACGCGACACGGAAGCGGCGATATGAGCCCTTCTTCCAGCCAAACAGCGAACCCACAATGAAGCACTGCCAGGGGAGAAGGATAAACTTCTTGCCCTCGAAGTCACCCCCGTTGAGACACAGCACCTCCTCAAAGAACGCTATGGCCTCCTGTGCCGCTTTTACATCCCAATGGAGGCCACGGCCTGCACCGTGCTGCAAATCATCCAGGTGGCGGCGGCAGGCGTCCCTTACGTGGGAACCGGCAATGATCTTGCTGGCGGTTACGTCGAGGGCGTAGCGGGTGGCTCGGTCGGTGGGCTTTTTGGCCATGGGCTAAAAAAACCTCTCCGCACTCTTCTTGTCCTTCTTTCCGCTCTCTGGCTTCTCGGCTTTGATCTTCCCACGGTTCACCGGATCCAGCCCGAGCAGTCCGGAATATGCGCGATACTCAGCATAAAGGCTTTCAAGCCTGACCGCCAGCGGGTTCGTTTTCGCGTTCACCTTAATCTCTTCCCCGGTGTCCTCGTTGATCTTGATATCGTAGGCGATGTAATCGGCAACGGTCCCGATCTCGGCAGAGAGAAGGACGATCTGCGACCAGATGCGACAATACAGGGCCAGCGTGTTCCCGTCCACCTCAGTCAGCACGCCGGCATCGTGGAGAAGGCGGGATTTGTTTTTCCATTCGCGTGTGCCTACTTCGTCCAGGTCCATCGGACAGGGAGGGATTGAGTTCTTGAAGCGCGGCTCTTTGGTGTTGAGTGGGCGCTTACCCGGATTACCGGTGACTATTTTCAATGCTGTGGGTGTCGGATTCCTTGACACATTGATCTCCTTTTATGAAAGTTCTGATTTGCGCTCGCGCGTAAAGAGGCTAGTGCTCGGTGTCCGGAGCGTGAGGGGGTAGAGATTTACCCCCCCTACCCCTTGTCTATCTCGTCGGATCTTTGTGCTTCTGAGGAAGAGATGGAATCGGACCTCCCGTATCTCGCTTGCCTCCCCTCACCTTGTCAGCCTCAACAAGTTCCAACTGTGGAGCGTCGAACCATTGGGTATCTGTGGGCATGCCATCTTTAAGCACGTCGCTCTGCACTCCGAATCTCGAACAGCCATTTAGCCACTCAGTCTTAGCCACAGCAATGCCAGTGAACCCTGTCACGATATCCTTTACCTTGTCCCCGATCTTAACCATGTTCTTCTCTCCTTGCCTTTGTTGTGATGGTTCTTCACCCATTCCAATGGTGCCGCTTATCGCTGGGCAGCCCATCCACCCCGCACGCCTTCCCCACTCTACCCGTTCCCTTATTGCCGAATCCACCGTCTTCACTGGCTGTTTTGATACTGTGACACGTCGCGCACATCGGCTGCCAGTTGGATTGATCCCAGAATAGCGCCAGATCGCCTTTATGTGCAACCTTATGATCCACGGTATTGGCCCTCACTGGTCGCTTATCGGTCGAGCACTCACAGCACAGCGGGTTGTGAAGAAGGAATAGCCGCGCCGCCTTCTTCCACCGTCGACCATACAGGGCGTTGTCACTCACTTCACCACCTCCCGCGCAATTGTGCAAGCGGGACAGTCGCATGTCACGTCTTGGCTAATAAAACCAGACTGCATTTTAATGACCGGCTTATGTTCAGGATTAATCACCGCCTCCCCCAACTTCCTCGCCTTCTCCATCATCTCGGCAAGGTCTTGTTTCATCCGCTCGTAAACAGGTATCCTTGTCACGTCTAAATCGGTCGCTGAGTGAGGAAAGCGTTGCGGTATTTCATGTCCTCGTGGTTGGCTTTCCACGCATCCCTCTCCTTTTCCATCTCTTTCAACCTGTCGCTCAACTTTTCATTCCACTCCAACAACTCCCTTCTCTCCCGGCACTGTACCGCCGTTGCTGGCGTGTGCATATTCATCACCTCGGCGGCAATTTTGGAGTGTCCTAGTGTTTGATACTCGTTGGAGATGAACGCAATTGCAGCCGCGTAACCATCGTTGTACTTTTTGTCAATGTCTTCACTGTCAGGCAGAGTTTCTCCCTCCTTCCAGCACACGTAATCTACCGCTTGGGTCGCTATAGCATAGGGTAAATATGCGGTATGTTCATGAACGCATGGCGAACACTCTATGATTTGTCGCAATGCGCCCCTGAATCTCCGGTTTACTCCCTCAAGCTCGGCCAATTGTGCACGGAGGGTGGCGATCTCCTTTTGAAAACTTGCAGCAAGTTCGGCGTCAATTAGCTTCATTATTCCCCCCTTCGCGCCGGATGGCGGCAAAAATACGTTCTTTCAACACTGTAGCTGCTCTGCCGTCTATGAAAAACATATAGCGCGACACAAATTTAATTTGTTCCTCTACTATCTTTTCGCACCGCTCCCTCTCCTCGCGCTCGGCATCGTCGAGGGCTTGCAAAAGCTCAAGCATAATGCCCACGCCTTCTTTCTCATGCTCATTCAGGTCGATTGTTCTACAGGCTGTTGTCCACTCCCTCGCCCTCTCCCGCAGGTCGCTCTTTTCGCTCATGGGGTCTCCTTCTTAAACGGGTTACTGATTTCCTTGTCAGGACGGATGCAGCCCAACAATGTGCAAGTGCAAGCGGTTTGGAGTGTGTACCACTTATCATCGACGCAGTACGTGTGACATGTGCAATAATTGCAGCTGTCACCAGCGGGGATGTAGTACGCGCAAGGGTCGTCTTTCGGACAGTCTTTGCACTTGAGCTCTTCCCCCCACGCCACCCCCGCCCACAGCATCATCACCGATACCAGTAGCTTCTTCATGGTGCCTCCTTGCGTGCCACACGTTCCAACCATGCTTGATACCCATCGTCGCCCATTTGGTTACACAGAGCGTCAAGCAGTATGTTCCCAAGTTCGTCCCACCCTATCCAGTCATTGTCCAGGTGGTGCTTCCTGTATGCGGCTTGTACGGCATAAAGCAGCGTGCCACGTTCAGCGGTAAACTCTCCGTTGCAGTCACTCACAGGACAAAGGTTGCAGTTGTTTTTATACTCGTCGCATATATGTTTCGCCATGTTATCTCCCCTCCCTTATCAACTCCGTTAGCGCGGCGGTTATGGGTTAAAATCCGTCAAACTCTGGCAATGCCTCGTATTCACGCACCGGCATTTGCATAACCTCAACTTGATAAACGTAATCGTCACCGTCTGCCAGTGCAGCAAGAGCGCCGGGAATATCAGCGTCAATCATGGACGCGCCGTTGTGCGTGATCTTTACGACGCGCACCATTTCATCGTACTTTGGGCAGTTCTTATGATGCTTATCCGAGATAGGCTGCGGTTCAGCCCTACACCAATTGATACACGCGCAAGATGTTTCCATTCTCCCCTCCCCCTCCCCGCAGCGCGGGTGTTAGCATAATTCTAAACAAAAGCTGTGCAAATTGGCTGGCCGTCTTCGGCGTATACCCACTCTTTAGGGTAGTTTGGATCGTTGGCATCAAGCGCCATTGTCATTATTTTAATCCGGCACCCCTTGTTGTTTTTCCGACAACGAAAGCAAAATGCTTCGCAAAAAACTTCTCCCTCCGTCCCGTTGCTTGGTCTGTAAGACTTACCAATTTGCCCGTTCGCAATATTCAACGTTGCGTGCTTATCTACCAGTATTTTCCTGTTCATCGTTGATCCTTTCGCCGGCTTAATCAGTATGCATCCCGTTATACTTGCCTTATTTCATTAATTCTGCTCATTCCGTGACACTGTGGACATTCCAGCCGTGTAGTATTAATCTCATCGTATACCGCTTGCCAGTCGTGGCCGCATAGATTGCAATACACCGATTGAGTTACCCATCTCTCTACTACGTTAAATTTATGTTCCTTGGGACAGCCTGAATAATGAGCACAACCGAACTTACTCACTCCAGAAAATTTGCGAGGCTGCGGTTGCTTGCACCCATACAGCCGGTAAACCCCATATTCGCCAGACCAATCAATATCTACCATTAACCTATGGTCGCACGCTCCACATTCTGGATGTTGTTTTCTAGCCATTTGCTTTCCCTCCCTCCCCCCTAACTCAAGTTTCGCACCGCCAGCCGGAAATCCGGGGAGGTGCTGGTTTAAGCCACCTTCTCCGATAGCGCCGTCCCGTACTTCTCATCAAGAGTAGCTAGCCCTTCCCGCAGTTCCGCCATGCGCTGCCGGTTCTCCTCAAATCGTGCTTCCCGCTGTTCCTTCGATTCAAGCATCTTCTGGCCCGATCCACCGGACAATGCTGGCGACTTCCACAGCTTCGCATACTCCCGGATCTGTGCCGCCTTCGGGAAATATTCAGCCACCTTGATAATCTCTGCCGCTGCAAACTTCACGGCTCGGATGTCGAAGGAATAAAGCGCATTGAAATACAGCACGATTCGTTGTGCTGAAAGACTCTTATCCAGCGCTTCAGCAAGCCCGACAATAACCTTCTGGAATTCGTTGAAATCATTCTTAGCCAATGTCCACCCCCAGCATTTGCCCCGCCTGACGGGCTGCTTCAGTGTTGCGCTTCAACCTGGAATCTCCACCTCCAAACACGTCAGCCGCTGCGGATTTCGATTGCGGAAAAGCATTGGCGCCACCCTTCGACCTATGAAACCATTTCATGATCACCTGGTAAGGATCAATAGGAGGTGGCTGTGTCGCATAGTGAGCAATACAAACTTCTTTCTCCGCATTGAAATCAAGATCGGGGAATGTTTCCCGGATAACCTTTTCCCTGAGGTCGAAGGTCTGTCGAAAAATAATTTCAGTTCTCGTTGCTGTTGTTGTTGTAATACAGGAATCAGGAATCAGGAATCCGGAATCAGCAGGATCGTCACCGTGAATTAACGGTGATACTCTCGTTATTGTACATCCATCTGAAAATGCAGGGATAATTGACGGCTTCTCGGTATGGTGGGGGTTCTGGTGTTTCGTGAAATTTACCACCTGAATGTACCTCTTTCCGGAGTGCTCAAAGCATAGGATGTACCCTAACCGTGAAAGCTCCGTTAGATAACCGTTAAGGTCAATACCCTCTCGATATGGGAAAATTTCGGCCTTGATTCTGAGCGGTCTATCTTCCAATCTGCCGGCTTTGTCGGCAAGACACCATAGGCCGATAAAAAGAATAGTCATCAAGGGGTCAGCGGTTCCCAAGTCTTCACTTAGGAACAAACTCGGCTTTATGTTGCGTGAACGTGCCATATCTCGACCTCAGTACATTGGATGGTTACAGTCTCACAGCACCCTTACTCATCGTCATAGCCGCACCGACGATGGTGACCACCTGTGCGTCTGTCAGTTCCATATCGTCTATCTGCGGCGAGTAGGGGATGTAGCGGGTACGTGCGCCTTGTTGGGATTTTGTGTAGAGTTCTTTGGTCATACAGCCTCCAATGCCGACAGCAGCGACCCTTGAATCAGCCCCGTAGATGAATCAACCTCATTGAACGGCAGATCGGCCCTCTGCTCTTCGCCGGTCCACTTCTGCGGCCACGTATTCGCGGCAATCATCTGCTCGATGGCATCCTTCTCCTCATCATTGATGAGGTAGTATTCCGGATCGCCTGCCTCCCTCGCCCCTACGTTCACCTCTTCCTGTATCTCCAGGACCTGCTGCATTCCCCAGCGCCGCGCCTCCATCGTAAGAGGTCCCATGCGGCCCTGGTTTTTTGACAGCTGGCCGTTCTTCGTCCGCTCCATCACCTTCCGCAGCCGGTTATGAGGCTTCTTCAGTTCCACCCACAGAGGACGCAGCCGCATGAGTGGCTCCAGATAGGCCCAGCGAGGATCTTTCAGGAGAGTTTCAAGGGCGGTATCTTTCGAGGCGAGATTGCAGCCGACGCAACCAGTACGGGCGTTGATCTCTTCCGCCTCATCTCCGCCGTAGGAGTCGGCAACTCGTTCAGTCGGGAAGCCGCCCATCGGTGCCCACTGCCGGAGCCACTTCCAGACGAAGCAGACGCGCCAATGAAGGATAGGGGCAAGGGTATCGGCTACATCTTTTGGAGTCGTTTCCTGAAACCATCCTTGACCGCATTCCGCGCCGTTTTTGCCGCATGACATGGCAATTCGTGCATCACGCTGTGCGCTCTCCCCGATACGGACGCCGGTCAGCATCAGAAACTTCTGCCCGTACTGCTGGCGAAGATCGGCAAGGGCTGCCATCATCGGTTCAATTTTGATTTGAGAGGTGCACCAGCGAAACGTGTTGGAAGGTGGTGGGACTCCACGGCCAAGCATGTAGACAAAGAATCGATCTTTTATAGGTGGCAGTACTACCCGGCAATCGCAGCCGATCTCCCGCAACCGATCCATGACAGCCATGGCCGAATTTTGCAGCGGAGGGAGTTCGAGCCGGGTATCTGCATAAAGTATGGTCAGCGACTTCGGTCGCGGGATGTTGCCATTCTCAATAAGTTGGGGAATCAACGTTGCAACGGCGCTTGAGTCTTTCCCGCCACTGTAGGCAACTACCCAATGGTCATATTTCGGCCCGTATTCCTGGAGGGAGATCGTTGTCATATTGATCGCCTCGGTCATCGTCTGGCGGTATTCTTCAAAGAAGGAGGGTTGTGCTCTCATGCGGCTTTCCCTCCTTCCATTAGATCGAACAGCGACGGCATATCGGCCTCTTTCTCAGCAGCCTGGAGGTACCCGACAGCATCACGGAAATAGTCGCTGTTGAGTTCCGTCATATACCCTCTGCGGCCCTGCTTGATAGCCATGTAGGGAACGGTGCCAATGCCGCCAAAAGGATCAAAAACGACATCTCCAGGATTGCTGTACCGGTTGATAATGCGCTCCACAATATCAAACTGGAGGGGGCAAACGTGCATCATGACGTTGCGCCGTACCTGCTCACTGTTCAGGGTCCGCATCCGGTTGATGTCGTCCCACACCTGATCATCCCAGGAGCCGGGAGCGACAACCATGAAGGTGGCGGGGAGACGGCCGTCAATATCCAACTTCTTCGCCAGGGCCACATGATCATCGTAGCTGTAGACGTTCCCGCGCGAAAACTCGCGGTAGACGCGCTGCAGGTTGCTCACGTCGATGGTTTCCAGTTCTTCCTTGCTCACCAGCCGGTCACCGGATGACCTCCAGAAGGAATGAGCGTCCAGCTGCCATTGAGCGCGGGTGTAATCCTCCTTCGTTTTCGTCACTGGCTGATCGGCATAGGCGCGGGTGGTGTCGCTGGGGAGCTTCCGGAAAAGGAGGATGTATTCCGGACAGCCAACTCCCATCTTCGAGCCGTCCTTGCACTGCTCCGTCCAGCCAAGGCGGTAGGTTTGATTGTTCTCCCGGACGACATCGGTAACGATGGTGATCATCCCCACCTTCCGGAAACCATGCTTCTTGAAGTGCATGGCCGTCTCTTCGTGGAAGAAATCACAGGTCGGCATGCCGACGCCGGTCGCGTTGCCGAACAGGATGCGGTCCTTGACGTGTATGGCTGCAATGCGTCCCGGCTTCAGGATCCTGAGCAGTTCCGGAGTCAGGTAATCCATCTGCTGCCAGAAATGAGCGTTGCTGTCGGTATGTCCGAAGTCGTTGTAGCTCGGGGTGTATTCGTAATGATTGGCGAACGGGATTGAGGTATGAATGAGGTCGATGCTGTTTTCCGGCATCTGTGATGTTTCGAGAACGCAGTCATTATTGACTGCGGTAAACTTCTGACCTTCTACTTTCACGCGCTTTACTCCTATCTTCCGTGCCAGCTTGTCAATGACAGAGGTGGTAGAGAGTCCATACTGCTTAATGATGCCGATCATCTTGAAGACGAGATAATCATGCTGTTTCCACTTCTTCAGCAGCGTTTCCAGGATGGCCCTCTCGCTCTCGGTGTAGATGATGTGGATCTCCACCGTCTCCGTCTGGAGAAACCGGTAAACGCGGTGGATTGCTTGCACGAAATCATTGAATTTGTAGCCGATGCCCAGGAATATGACCTTGTGACAATGGCGCTGGAAGTTGCAGCCGGACCCGGAAAGCTCTGGCTTCGTGGAGAGATACTTGATACGGCCATGGGAAAAGTCGATGATGCGCTGCTCCCGGATGTCGAGGTCCTGGCTGCCGTACACGTCGAGGGATTCGGGCAGCGCCTTCTTGATCGCGTGGCGCTCATCCTCCAGATCATGCCAGAGAATGAAATGATCATCCGGTGCCGCATTAATGATCTCCATCATCTTGGCGATGCGGCTGCCGATACTGTCCCGCTTCTCCCTGGCTGCTTCTTTCAGCCCCTCCGCTGCATCCCTGAACAGCTTGGCTTGCCCGTCCTTCTCGGCAGGTCCTGAGAGATGGTCAACCGGCACCTCGTGATAGATGACCTCCATCGGCGGCAGGTCGTACCCCTCATCCGGATAACCAAGATCGGATGGCCGAGTGATGAATACCGCCCAGGTCGATACCCACAGCCAAAACTCTTCTTCCTTGTGTTTGTAGATCGTGAGGTTGTTCGCCTTCGTCGAATCCCGCTGGAAGAACCGCGTCAAGGCCTGTCCGGTGTCCATCACCTCCAGGTACCCGGCATAGTGAATCAGCTCCTTGTACTTGTTCGGGGAGGGCGTGGCCGTGCATACGAACTTATATCGGACGCCTTTGAACTTCTGTAGGAACGTTTGATAGGTAAGTGAGCCGAAGGACCTGAGCACGGAGGCTTCGTCGAGGCTCGTCGAGGTGAAATAGCCCGGGTCAATATCTCCGTCCCGCACCCGCTCGTAATTGGTGATGAGGATATCGGCAGTGCTGGCCTTGACTTCTGCCATGGTGCGGACGTACTCCACCGGGATGTGCAGCAGGTTTTCGGCATCCTGCTTGAATTCTTGCCGGACCCCGAGAGGACAGACGATAAGGGCCTTGCCACCTTCGCGGTCGATGATGATGCGGTGGATTTCAAGTTGCTGCAGGGTCTTGCCGAGTCCAAAGGATTCGAACAATGCGCGCCTACCGCCCTTGATTGCCCACTTCACCGCGTCCCGCTGGTGCGGCTTGAGGATTGAATTTATGTCGGCATCAGTAATATCAAAACCAGTGTCGGGAGCGGTCTCGATCTTGCTCTTGAGAAATTCGAGGTAGGATGTCACACTGCCACCCCCATCCTTCTAGCCATCGCAACCGTCAGCGGCTGTGCCATCCTCGCGGTCAACGCCTTATTTGCAGCCTTATTGATCGCCGCCTGCTCCTCTTCGGTCATAATCTGCACCTTCTCCTTCGGCACCCACGGCTTGATTACCAGCTCTGACGGCCCCTGCAACTCCGCAATCCGCTTCCGGCTCCGGTGCTCGGACTCCCGGCGCCTCGTTGCCGCCTCGCTTACGTCCTTGATGCGGGATTTATTGGCGCAGACCTTGTTGTGGTGCTTCTGGTTAGGGTGGCTCGGGGGAATGACGAATAGCACACCGCATGTACAGCGCCGGCATTTCTCGGCTACGAACCGGCCACAGTCGATGCTGCAGAATCTGCCGTTGTCGGTGAGTTCGTCGCAATTCGGATTTTCACATCGGCGCATGACGCCGGGGGGCGCGGGTTTCTTTCTCATGGCTTACCTCCTTCTATTTCCATTATTGCCCGTCCGATGATTTCGGGGATCTCCGGGACAACGGCATTTCCAAGCCCTTTAATTCTGTCCACCCGATGGGATACCCCATTAGCCACTCGACCCACTCGGGGTTCAACGCTCCATTGGTCACTCCTTCCGCCTTCGCTACTTCCGTTATCAACGGCTCTGTCCCGAGGGAGTTCATTGGCCTTGCCCCCCCCCGCACGGTTCGGCAGTCTCTTGCTAGTGGCGTCGGCCACATCCTGACAGCCGTTGCTAATCCGGTCCCGCTGTTCTTGCTGGCACCCTTGCGGTTGTAGTTTCCGCAGCGCGTCGGAGTCGGCCACAGTTTGACTTGTGCTGACAGATTCGGTTCTCCCCTTGAGTTCCACTTCCCCTTCGTTCTGTTTGCCGCATCGTCTGCCACTGGCGTATGCCAGAATCCACACTCTATCTCTCCGGTGGGGAGCACCAACGGCGCAAGCTGGAATAACAAACGGTTGCACTTCGTAACCTGCGTTTTCCAGGTCAGCAGACACATCGTCGAGTGCCATGTTGACGAAGCCAGCAACGTTCTCACCAATGACCCAAGTGGGCTTACACTCCTGCACAAGACGGAGCATTTCCGGCCAGAGGTGACGGTGATCTTCCGTGCCTCGTTGCTTCCCGGCATTGGAAAACGGCTGACAGGGGAATCCGCCGCAGATAACGTCAATCCTGTCAATTCCATCTGTCCTGAGTCGTTCGGCTGTGAGGGTTCGCACATCTTCATAAATAGGCACTCCCGGAAAGTTCTTTCTTAGTACGGCTTGCGGGTACGGCTCTATTTCGCAGAAGGCCACCGTTGTCATTCCCGCCCGATGCAGCCCAAGAGAGAAACCGCCGATACCGCTGAAGAGATCGAGGACGTTCATTTGCTTAGCTCCATAATCCGCCGCGCCAACACCGCGATGCAGTCAATCGCCTCGCTGATCTCGCCGTGTTCGCCGTGAACATCACCGGATTCAACGGCCTCGCCCCATTCCTCTAGTTCGTCAAAAACAGCTTCGACTTGTTCTTTGTTACTCAACTTTTCCCACGTCGGATACTTCACAAGGGATTTCGTTTCGTACCGCTCGACGGCGGCGGCCATTACGTGGATGAAGTCAGTCATATCCCGTAAACCTCCCTTAAAAATCTGATTGCATCGTCGGCACCCTTGGCAACGTAGGTGATCCAGCCGAACGCCTGCAGCGTGCCGAGCCACTTTTTCTGCTCGTCGGAGGTGCTACCCCCTCTCACTCGTTTGAGTTCGATAACGGCACCGGGAGCGCCCCGAACCGGACGCATGATGAAGTTGTCCGGAACACCCTTTTTAAGACCTTGCCGCTTCATTTTCGCGTGATACGCCACCGTTTTCTTGCCCTCGTTCGGAACATGAAACCACTGGTCATAGAATGTACGGTCAAGGAAGTTGGCCAGCGCCATTTGCTCCTGTTCTTCCTTGGGGCATGGCAACTGCTCCCGCTTCACCTTCCGCAGTTTCAGCAGCGCCGGCTGGCAGGTCATAGCGCCTTGCATTTCGCAGCTGATGCATGGAACGGAAGTCGGGTTGTGGGTGCGGCCTACGTGGCAGGTCATGGCGATATCCCTTCAGCGCAAAATGCTCTATCGCGTTTGATTTCCGCCAACCGCTTTTCATAGGGAGCGCGTTCGGCATCGGTTGCCGGTCGGATATGAACGCTCTCTCCGCGTCGCAGGGCGCATTGCACAAATCCCCAATCCTGCCGGCGGCCCTCAATGTCATAAATCGGACTCATAATGCTGCCGCTTTCCATATAAAAATGATCTCCGATAAATATAAGTTCCATGACCATCCCCCGTTCTGTCTCTTATACACATCTAGATGTGTATAAGAGACAGCTGTAA